TATCTTCATTGAAAAGAATATACCAGAGGATATACCCAACAACCATCGTAGTCTTGCCGACCTGACGACCTGCTTTTACAATCACACGACGATTCTCATTGATGTCGGTGATAGCTTTTCGCTGAAATGGATACAAAGAGATCTGAACAAAACCTTTGTCAAGCGTAATGATCTTGACATAGTTTTCGATGAAATAAATTGGATCTTCAGAACAGCGAATAAACTCACGGACTTGATCTTCCGTGAGCTGCATTGGCATGTTCACCCTTTTTAAATTGGGATTCCCAAGATAATGTTTAACTCTCGCTGCTAGATTCATTCTTTAGCTTCTTCAATAGATCAGCTGTGCTTCCAACGAACACTGCTTTGTCGACATTAATATTAGTTTGAGTTGTTTGCTGCTCTTTTGGTTTTAATTCTTGCTGCTGTTTCTGAAGAATCATAAGTTTCTCTGTGACGTCAGAGAGATTCTTGATCATGTTTGCAGCAACTTCGTATGCTCTTGGATGTTGTGACTCTCGAGCAACGTCTAGGATTCCATCAAGAGCCTCGTTGCCTTTCTCGATTAGATTATAGTAATTTGCACGAGAATAATGTGCATCAGGATCTACAGCATTTTCTTCCTGATGGATGGTGATTGGTTTATTTTCTTCTTTCACCGCAGGAACATAATCTGTATTTAAAATTTCTGCTAGATTTTTATCTACTTCACTCATAAAACTATGTTATATTTGGAGCTTCTTCAATTGTAGTGTCAAACCCAAATGCTGTGTTAACATTAGCACTTAGTGGGTCAGGAGTAATTACTATGTTATTTAATTGACCTGCAACTTCTGCGCTAGAAACTAAATTGTAGGCTGCGTTAGAAACAGCGCCAAAAATATATTTTCCTGTGTTGAAAACTCCATTGGTATCTACTACCAATAAAGTGTTAGAGCTAGGTGTCCAAGATTCTACAAACGCAGTAGCATTTGCACTTGCAAGTGTTTTACCCTCATAAATCAATTCGCCAAATTTAAATATTCCATTTCCAGTAGAACCATCTAGAGTAAATTCTCTAGTACCAGAGAGATTAAATGTGCTATCATATGTGTTGGCTGTAGCGGTTCGTATAATATTAGCGTTTGCAACTGGACCAAACATAAAACCTTTTAATGTAAATGTTAATGTCCAAATTATCATACGAGTGGGATCTGGCAATCCCTCAGAATTTACTGTAGAATTAATCGATTGTAAAATTATAGGAAGATCTATATTTTTACCGAGCCCCAAAAGATCGCCCGTAATTGTTAAATCGGGATTAAAATATGGTAAAATTTGCTCTACTATTTGCGTTCCATCTTCTACGTTGCGAACATATATGTTTAAACTAAAATCAAAATTATATGGAACAGCTCGATAAGATTTTACTGAAGTAGAATTATTTGGTGTATACGTTTCATTATAATTGCTAGTTTTTCTCAAAGGATCATATGAAATAGAATCTAACTCGAAACTCATTCTCGGTAAATTAATTTGAACTGGCTGAGCTAAATTGGGGTCTTGAGTAATACGTGCATAAAATTTTTCTTTTTGCGCATAAGATAATGGTACTGTTACTCTTTCTATTTCTACAGTGCCTGCTTTATTATATCGTACCAATTTGATGTTATTGAAAATGGTTCCAAACGCAACAACCATTTTACGAATAGTTCTATGATAAAAATGTTGACTTGATAACATTAAGGTTCACCGAAAGGATTGCTTTCACTAAAATCGAGGAAATTATCAGCTTCTGTTTCTATACGCACATTGTCATCAAATAAATCATTTGAGTCTTCTTGAGTATTTCCACTTAACATACTCCAGCTAGCATTGGAATTTACACCTTTGATTGCTTCATTGGATGCTAATGTACCCTTTATGTTACGCAATTTTAAGGTGAGGCTCGGTAGATCCCAATTAATAACATATGCAGCAGCAGTTGCATTAGCAAGCGATGATCCTTGATATACTTGTTCATCGATTTCGTACGTTCCTGTTCCACCTGAATTCATAGTAAAAGAAACAGCAAAAGACTCAACATTTTGAATATCGTCAACTTCAGACATTCCAGTATTGAAAAATTCACCATTGTATTTAAATGCTTCTATAGATAACACGTACATATATGGTGCAACTTTACCTGCTTGGAAAAAGTTTTTTTCTTCTTCTACAAATTTAATTTCCATTAATTTTTGCTGCACTGGGAGATAAATTAAATCACCTTCTTTGGGAGAATTTCTTTCCTCGCTGGAGATATATTTTTGAAATGTTCTTCTAGCAATCGCCACGCGTCCAGACTTTTGAATTTCAAGACCAAATTTAGAGAAAAATTCTTGATTACCTTCGAAGTCTTCAAAAGTTTCCAAATACATTTCTACCAAAAATGCAGTATCAAAGGATTTAACTGGATCATCACCATACAGCTCATCTACTGAAGATCTAGAAGAGCGTGGGATGTAATATACATCTATTCCATGGTTTTTAATTGATTCTATAATCAAGTCTTCTATAAGAAATTGTTCTTTTAGTGCACCTTGATTATTAAAATATACTGATGTTGCCATTAGTTTTTATCCCACAATCATTTGAGGTGGCATTTCATATGTGTCACGTAATTCAACTTCTAATTTTTCAATTTCTTCTACCGCATCAGTGTAAATTTTTTCACCATTTACTACCAAACCACCTGGAAGTGTATAATTTGCATATTTGGTCAAATTTGAGCCCCATTGACGCTTAATTAGTGCAGTTGTATATGACTTTAACCAAATATCATTAAATACCTTGCTATATGTGCTTTCATCTACAATTCTATTTGCTTGAAACACCACATATTGATCAGCGTCTAATCTTCCAGCCCAATCCATTTGAATGTATACTCGGCTAGTTTTTTTGTTAAAGGTAAATGGTAATTCGCCCGTTACAATCATATCTAGCATAGAAAGATGCTGACGTGCGATCACATAGTAGGTGTAAGAACTTGAAAGAAGATTATAAAAATCGTTCAAACGAATTTGATAGTTGATATCAAAAATATTAAATCCTTGCGAAGCATTAGAACTAATACTGCTACCACTAATAGGTAAAACTCTAGCTATTCCGCTAATATTATCAGAAACATCAATATATCCATCGGTAATGTTATTCGCAGTCACCTGATGAGCAAGATAAATTTCTTCTGTACCATCATAGCTATATTCTCTAAATTTTTGCAACGCATCATCAACTCTGTCTTCAACCTGATCGTCGTCGAGATTAATGTCAATTACAGGAAATCCCAATTTTCTTAGACAGTAATCTTTTAATTGTGTTCTTGAAGCTGGTGATGCCATTTATAGACCCTATTAAATTGTATAACCTAAAATCACAATACTTTCACCAGCGAATGATAATCTTGTGTTTTCGGTTAAATTGAAAATGTTTGCTTGCTGCGTGTAAACTTGGTCGCCTATGCTCACTGCACCATATGCAACATGTGCAAAGTTGATATTTTTATTTAAGGTTGTATCTTCTTTCAAAATCTCAAAGTTATATATTCTAGTATTAGTCTTATTGAAGGTTGGATAAAGAGTGCACAATGTAAAATTGTTGTTGCAAATTAGCGTATTTTCTTTTTTAGGCAAATATCCTGAACCATTTTCTAAATTATGATCGCCGAAATTCCAGTTAACACTATAATTGACATTGTTAGAAGAAGACATCACGTGCTCAGCGTTTCCTCCAATACAAACGTATAGTGTTTCATAACATCCAAATTCAACATTATTTTCATATGCGGTAGAAAGCACTCTATTTTTACTTGGAGCTAAAAATTCTTTTTCAATAAACAATTGTTGAAAATTTTTAGATCTATAAAACTGAGAATTATCAACAAATGTTACAAAAGAAACATTAAAATCCTCGTTTATTTGGATACTAGTGCTGTTTTTTATTTGAGGTATAAGCGATGTTGAAGTTGTCATAAATGAGTACTCGTTATGCAGTAATTACAATGGTGCCTGATTCGCCAGAAGGAGCAACAGTGGAAGCATTTTTCATTAATAATGTTGTTCCAAACAAATACCAACTTGTAACATTTGGAGAACTTTCATAAACCCCTAATTGGTCGCTTGGGTTGGCTGCAGATCTATTTACCGTAACCGAATAGCCTGTTGTTCCATGTGTCCATTGTATAGTATTCCACCAAGATCCAGTTTGATTTCCGCTTACTGTAAACACAACAGATTGATGTCCGCCAAAAATATAAAAGTCATATAAACGTACAACTGTTCTAGATCCTATGGTTGCAGTTGGACTCATGCTACCAATTG